TGGTGCTGGTGGTGCCGCTGTTGTCCGAGAACTCCAGGTGGAAGCCGTTGGTGCCGTAGCTGCCGGTGTATGCCTTCGGGATGAGCTGGCCGGTGGTGGCGTCGGTTTCGGTGAATGAGCTGGGGGTCAGTTGCTGACCAGCAACCATGTGGACATCAGCTAAGTATGAATTGAGATAGTGGCTTGAGACGTATTGGTAAAAACCGATTACATGCGTCACCGTATTGTTAATGTCAGTGTTGGTGTTTTGGGCGACGTAAGAGCCACTAAGAGTTTGCTCAACTCCGTTCACGTATAGCTTGGTTCTATTTGCTGCCGTGCCTTGCGTGCTGTCAAATGCAAGAACAACATGATACCAAGCAGAAAAATCCCTATAAACAGCAGCAGTAACAAGAGAATAAACAGTAGAACCGTCATACCAAAAAAAGTTCAGCTTATCATCGCTTGTAAATCCAAACCGTCCTTGTGGGTATTGGCCAGAAGCAGATGCATCTAAAATTGTTTCTTCTGTCGCAACTTTTGTTCGTTTAATCCAGAAGGAGAACGTCCAAGTCCTGCGCTCCGCCGTTGTTGTTGAGCCAGGCGTGCGGCTGAGATAGGCCGAGTCTGGTGCATTCAGGCGGATGCTCCTGGAGATACCCCCACCAGCAGCACCTGCAGCGCTAGTGAGCAGCAGCGGATTGACGGAACCGGGAACCAGCATCAGCTCAGGTTGGTAATCAGGGTGGCGGTGATTTGCGTGGAAGACTGCACCGCGTAGACGATGCAATCACGAGCGTTGGCAGCAGTGGCCAGCGTCGGTGCCGTGCCACCAGTGAAGTCCCAATGTGACTGAAAAGCGAGTGTCCGCCCCCCGGTGCCATCCTGAGTGATCCAGATCGCGCCGCTTTGCCCTGCTGTCAGATTGGTCGGGTTGGCCAGTGTCCTGTTGCCGCCCAATGTTGCCGAGAAGTTGTTGGCCACTGCAAAATCGGGGGTGATTATTGCGCCATCCGTCAGCGCCGAGATCGTGCCTCTTTGAGCAGCGGTGAACGTTTGCGCCAGGTTGATGCCCGCAACCGTCAGCGACGCATCAGGCAGCGTGATCGTGCGGTCTGCAGTCGGGTTGGTGACCGCCAGCGTGGTCTCATTTGCATCAGCGCTGCTGCCCTCAAACACCAGCGAACCAGCCGTGCCAATCAGCAGCTCACCCGTAACCGTGCCACCAGCCAGCGCAAGGTAGGTGCTCGCCGCTGTAGCGCTCGTCAGCAGGCCAAGGTTGGCAGCCGTGACATCACCGACCGTGATCCATGCGTCGTTTGCAGCGTTGCGGATCTTGAGCAGCGCCGGGCTGACACCGGTGTCGATCCACCACTGGTAGGCGTAGGTTGTGCTGGGTGCAGTCGAGCCTGAGTTCTGGCTGACGATCGCCGCAAGGATCGTGTTCAGCTCAGATCTGAAGTTGGCTCCAGACTGGTTAGCCAGTGAATAATCAGTTGCCTGTGCCATTAGGTGATCTGCCTGCCGTGGCCAACGGCTTGGTAATCAAAGGTCCTGGTCACTATGCTACCGCCACTATCACGGAAGGTCACCGTAAAGCCAGTTCGGCTGACGCTGCTCACCGTGAAGTAATCACCCTGCTGCATGTCCTGCGCCGTGATACCCACGCTTGGCGTGCCGTAGAACGCAGTCGGGAATGTCACAGTGCCACTGGTCTGGTTGCGTTGGATCTCAGTTCTGCGCTGCAGCTTGGTCACGACGCCTAGCTGCTCGATCAGGATGTTCTGCGATGTGTTGGTGCTGCGTGCCTCAACCTTGAACTGGAAGCCCCTGCCGCGTGTCGTGTTGTTGACGAACGGCTGCCAACTGCCCCATGTCGGTGTGCCGCTTGGGTTGTCGTTGGTGGTGCGCACATAGAGCTGCGCATTGACTGCACTCAGGTCGTCGCCGTCGATGTCAGACCATGCGTCGATCAGGTCGGTGCGTTCATCCCATGCATTACCAGGCTGGAACGCGCGTGTCTTGAGCGTGGCCAGCAGGTCGATGTCATACACCTGGCTCAGGTCCAGCGTGTTGAGGAACTGGTATGACCCGCTGCTGCTGATGTTGCCGTAGAAGTCAATCGTCGTGATGGCGTCCCAACTAGGGATGTCGTCGATCAGACCCGTGGCAGTCAGCGCAAGGCCGCCCTCATCAGCGCTGTAGAACATGCTGCTGGCGCTGCCCTGAAATGGCGGGCTGTCGTCATCCTCGCGGTACTCCTGCACTAGGAACGTATCCTGCGGCGCTGGCAGGTCAACCACCACTGCAGCAACACCGGCCGACTCATTGCCAAGGCTGTCCACCGCACGGATCAGGTAGGTGCCCTCGAGCAGTGGCACGATCTTGCGGGTGCTGCTGCCGTTTACCGCTGGCACGATGTCATTGGCCCGGCCCCATGTGGCATTAACGCCGATCTCAGGTGTGTACCGGATCCGCACCTCACCGCCAACGCGCACGTCAAGGTCAACCGACTGCGGCCAGTACAGTTCAGCGTTCTTGTCGTCGATCGGTGCAATGAACAGATCCGGGATCGTGGCCGGTGGCGCTGTCTTGCCCAGTGCGTCGAAATCTGCAGTCGCAATGCCCGAGCGTTTGAATCCTGCGTTCTCGGCCTGCAACTCAAACTCGTACCGGCCAACGTCGCTGTTGTTGATCTCGTGGTCAGGCGAACGCGTGAAGACCGTGGTCCAGTTGCCGTTGTTGTACCGGTAGCGGAACACATACCGCGCGATTGAGGACTGCGGCCGCCAGCTCACCAGCAGCTTGGACAGCACTTGCCCGTTCGACTCGTACAGCACCTCGCTTGCCGTCAGGTCGGTCGGCGTCGGCGGCGGCACGTTCAGGTCGCTGATGTCAACGGGTGACAGCGGCACACCGCGCTCGATATAGTCGTACTTTTGGAAGTCATACTTAACGCCTGTGATCACATAGCTGTCACCCTGCTCCTCTTCTTGCACCGTAAGAACACGGAACGGCTGGCCCGACAGCTCAGGAAGCGTGATCATCCATGGCGTACCAGGCTCAGGCAAGCTGTACAGCGCGGTCGGCAGGCTGACTAGATCGCCGTTGATCGTTGCGCCGTTGATCACCTGCACCTGCGGTGTAGCGCTGTCGGTCGGCAGCACCACCTGGAAGATGAAGGTGCTGGGCACGCTGTCGGTGAACATCAGCTCAGCGTTGCGGTCCAGTCGCACCTGCGTGGCGCTGATGGATTCAGCAATACGGCCAGCGCGGATACGGCCAGCACGCACCGGGTCCATGACCTTGATGACGCTGCCGGGTCGCACGTACTGGCCAGCGGCAATGCCGGTCTTGAACGTGACCACCTCGCTGGTGTTGTGCTCCTCGTACAGGATCCACTCAGCCACACGCCGGGCCTGGCCGCGACTGGTGCAGGCAAACGCCTCGACTTCTTTCTTAAGGATCCCGTACCGCGCGATTGAATCAGCATCCTCAACCACTTCGTAGGCGTACTGCCTTGCGTTCATGTCGAAGTAACGCACCGCTACCACAGTGCTGCGTGTCTTCAGGCTGCTGCCGCTGTAGCTGAACCCTTCTTCGGTGACGTTCGATTGGTTGAACAGATAGATCGCATCAGTGGGGCTGTCCTGCGCAATCGTGAGCGAACCAGCCGACCAGAACGGCATCGCCCGGAACACTGAACACAGGTCGTTGATCAGCTTGTACGCGTCCTCTTGGGTCTGAATGCTGACGTTGCAGGAGAACCGTGGTTCGGTGCCGTTCAGCGTCAGGCCATCAGGCACCAGCGCAGACGCGTACTGACTAGCGGCAAGGAATGCCCACTTGTCGAGTGAGCTGGCGCTGATGTAATCACCAAACCCGTAGCGCTTGCTGGTGAGCAGATCCCACAGGATCCAGACGGGGTCGGTGGTCCACTGCGCAGCTTGAAAACTGCCATTCCAGATACCCTCATAAGAAAGGCGTCCGGTTGCGCCATCAACCACCGCATTGGACGGCAGCCGCACCTTTATCCCACGCACCCGGTACATGCGCTCAGGGATGCTGCTGAACTGCTCAGCGTTGATCTTGATGCCAACCAGTGCGCTGTTCGGGTATGCGGTCTTGGCGTAAATCAGTTCGGTGTAACTAGCCCAGTAGATCTCATCGACAATGCTTTCGTTGTTGGTGCCAGATGCGGGTGCATCATCGGTAACCCTGACGACACGGACATCAAGCGGCGGCGGTGTGCTCAGGTTGATCCTGTAGGTGCGTTGGTACAGGTCAGCCGTGCGGCCGGTGATCGTGTCCGTCAGAACCGTTGTGAACGGGCCGCCTGCATACGAGAACTGAATCTGTAGTTCAACCGAAGCGCCATCAACGTTGCCGTTGCTTCTAAAGATCTGCAGTGCTGGCACCGAAATGGTGACCCTGATCGCATCTAGGTTGGTGTCAGATATGTTGCGCGTGACCGGGACAGCCTTAGTGACTTTGGTGTTGACCGAGACTTCTTCCTGCGTTGATGTAAACGGCAGATAGGTCTGATCTTGCGTGCCGTATCTGGTGTAAACCTCAACGTCACGGAAGTTGAAATCATTGGCGTCATATTCCTGAGTCGGGTTGGCATCTTCACGCACCAGCGGCGTGTTGTTGAAATAGATGTCCTTCAGCAGTGCCCTGTTGTATTCAGCAGTGCCTCGGTTGTAGGCGCGGCCTGATGGAAAACCCTCGATCTCGCCTTCACCGATCAGGTCGATGATCCTGGCTATCTGTGTCGAGTCGAGATTATCCGCCGCGACATTGGCCGACCCAGCACCACCGCCGCCGCCTTTGCCGCCACCACCGCCGCCGCCGCCGCCAGCAATCAGGTCAGTCATCAATCCACCGTCACGACTTCATTGCTGGTCAAGCCAGCCGAGATGACCACGCTGCCCACCAGCACCTCGCCATAGATGATCGGCACAGGCACACCAGAGCGCGATACGTTCTGAATGCCAGAGAAGCTGTACGACTTCTTCGGGTCTGCGTCTGTATCGTTGCCGGCGCCAAGCTGCGGCACTGGTGATAGCAACGACGCAACGCCGCTCAACGTAAGGCTCAAACCAATACCGACGCCGATTGAAACAGCCTGCGATCCAAGCGTGAACGCCCCAGCCAGTGCAGCCCCAGGGGCGAACAGCAATGACAACGCCACAAGTGCAATGCCACCCAGGATCTTGCCGACATCTCCAGCCCCGATCAGAACCGGCACGATGCGGATCACATCAGCGCTGCCGATAGGCATGTGCAACTGCTGCGGCTCATCACCGATCGGGAGCTGAATCCTGCCTGCGCTCACCTTGTATTCACGCTCAGCCATGTGCGCCTGCAGGCCTGGAAAGTTGGCCACCAGAAACCGCACAGCCTCTGCAGGTGTGCTTACCGCTGCCCTGAAGCTGCGCTGCCCTAGGAACTTCGCCAGGCTGCCGTAGACCTTGATCAATCGCATCACAGGCACCTGCTTGAGTGCCGGAGCGCACGCCCGGTGTTCTTCAGATAATAGCTGCC